CTACTTTTGTATAAACTCTTCCATCCAAGATACCGAATAAAAACCATTATCTTCATCGTCCAAAGGAAGCACCTTTTTTATTGCAACGAAATCCTCTAACATCTCTGACATGTAATTTTTTAACCTCTTCTGTATTATCTTTCCCTTGATGGAATTTCACTGATTCTGTTATAAATGTTTTTGAGTTCTTAGATAGATTTTCAAGATTTGTTTCAACACTCTCATATTCTTCTGGTAATAAGCCCAAACTTCTTTCAACATCTTTTGCGTACATCTCTACTGATTTTAAGTTCTCCTTTAATTCTTTGTCCGTTGTGGCTTTATTATCTAGTTGTTCCGCCACATCGTCTATATTTGAAATTAAACTATTAACCTCATAGGGCATTATTTTTAAAACCGCTTGTCGTCCTTCTTTTTTCATTTCTTCAAATTGAGCATCCTCTTGCTCTTTTGCCCTATCCTCTGTTTTCGAATTTTCTTCAAATGCTTTATCTGCCAACGTTTCTTCTTTTTTATTTTCACATCCCATAAGCAATAAAAAAATCGAAAGCATCATAAAAATAGATATAACTTTTCCTTTTTTCATATACTCACCTCTTAATAAATGTTTATTTATATTGAAATTATATAATTCATTGTTTATTAATCTGCCAAAATACCAATAAAAGCAAAAACTATAACAATAAAAATAATTAAAATCACACCACAACCAACAATATCCATAGTTTGCCCTTTATCAAATTGTTCTTTCCTTCTTTTATACTGTTCTGCATCATATTCCATATTAATAAATTCACTGTTTCCAGAACGTTTATTTTCTTCTACTTGTTGCAAAAGTTTTGTATACAATTTAATATCACATTCTATTAAATCGACATACCCATTATGATATCTAATTATTACATTAAATGTGGAATCATTTTTTGCAGACAAAGCCCCTGCTAATGCTCCTGCACCACCTAAGGCAATGTTGCCAATAACCCCTCGAACTACAGCACTTTGTACATTTTTCGCACTATCTTCACTCAAAATTTCAACCATTGAAATATTCTGCTTCCATTTTCTGGTCTCAATATTTATCAGTTCACTTTTCACTTTTTGTCCAATAATCAATTCTTGATTACGCCAATTTAATGTATACCCTTCTTTTAGTATCTGTCCTGTTACCGTCACCCCTGTAAATGGTTCCAATTTCCCCATCGGTATGCCCACTTCCCTCTAATAAATTTTGCACTTTATTAATAAAAATATCATATTTTTCCATACATATAAACTTCCTATTACGTACTATTAAAGAAATTTTAAACTTATTCCAAATAATCATGAGACAAATATACAACCCTATTTCATATTTCTTTAAAATTCAGTTTAAACATTCTTTTTATTATGTAAAAGAACGGGCGAAGCCCCACCGAACGAAGTGAGATAATGAGCCGAAGGCGAACGGGAGAGCGTTAGCGAAAGAAAGATAGGGGAGCGCTAGCGACCTTCCTTTTATACTATCTATTCTTTTTACTATCTATTTTCTATACCTATCGCTTTTTGTCCATTTTTGTTCATTTTTTGATATAGGTCTTATCACTTTTCGTCCTAAAACGGACATTTTCTGATGAACCAATTTCGCTTTTTGACCAAAACAGGACAAAAAATGATACCCCATTGCAGTTTAAGCAATCATTTTAACACTACAAAGTGTCCAAGAGGGTGTCAAAATTAATAATTAGGTACTTTTGGGACAGGATAAAAACCTTTGTTATAAAGGATGTACATGTTAGCGTAATTTGCAGACTTTATATATATTAAACCAAATCATGAAAACGAAAATTGAAAAGATTCCTGCCCCAAAAAACGACCTCTCAAATTCACTTGTACAAGATTTTAAGAACCAACCCAATACCCAAACACCAAAAAAACAACTAGAACGCTATATAAAGAAAAAATAAAGGCATATCATGAGATACACCCAATATTTCTATTACCAAGGGTCACCGCTGTCAAAATTATTTTGAACTGTTGCATTTACAAAAAACTTTTCTGAACCTAATGTCTCTATTTCACCATTTATAAAACGTACACGGATTCTACCAGAATAAGTACCTTCACCTCTGTTAGTCCATTTATAAGACATTACATCTTTATCAAAGTTTAATGAGTAAGAATATGTACCATTACGATATAGATAAAGTGTATAACCAACGAAACCAGAATAGTTTTCAGCATTAACATCTTTACCCCATGTATAAGTAACTATCCCATCTCCATCTTCGGCTACTTCTCCTACTGCTTTAATGTCCATTGGTGATACATTAGTTTCATAGTTGTTAGGTGGTAAAGGTTTAACAGTTTCATCTTTAATTTGAAATTTATTAGATGTCTGTGCTAAACTTCCTTCTTCTTCTACATATGTATTAAATAGAATAGAAACCTTAATAAAATACTCGCCTGCTTGCAAGTTTGTATAATTAATAGAATCAGATATAGTTGTAGTAGTTGAAATCTCCACATTATCTTTTAAAAATACAACCTTATATCCCTCCCATTCACGATACTTAACTTTATTATCATCGTGTGTCCAAGAGAAACTAATCTCTCCAAGAGATGTAGGTGTTTGATTTTTAGTATCAAAACCCTTAATTTCACCAACATTGGTTTGTAATCCATTAGGAGCACTAGGTAATGTAGGCGTTACACCTTCACGGTAGTATAAAGAATCATCAATTTGACTTTCCCAATCAGTAGGTCTAGTTTCTCTCCAATAAATTTCATTAACATAATCAGAAAAAGAAGTTGTATTGTCCAAACGACAGGTAATATTTAAATATCCCTTCTTTTCAACAGATACACCGATAATACTATAATTTTTGTTTCCTATAACTATTTGTCCATCGCTTTTACCAACAAGTTTCATAATTTTTCTGGTCAAAGAAGTATCCCTTACAAACACATGAATCTCTGAATCAATTGTAACCATTGACACTGTGCTTTGATAATGCTGTGTGTAATCACTTGTGCGCTGAATAACCGCAGGACATTTCAAAAGATATTTACTTGTTTCATCCGCATACTTTAAATTAAATATGATATTGTGCTCACACTGTCTCATAATCCCTTTATAATTTTCCGAACGTGGTACAGTTACTTGATTCCAAATCATCCAATACATGTCGTTATAATAGATGTAATCACCACGCATCATTGCGAAATTAGTTGAAAGATATTTATCATTAAATTCTCGGGTATCAGTATTTGTAATGATTCCATACTTCTTAGCGCCATTTATAAACACTTCTTGACCTGCTAATGACATCATGTCATTGAATGCGTTATATTGCAGTTTAAAAATATTAAATTTATCCATTTTTCATCCTCCTTTCTTATTGAAATAAATTGAAGAAGTTGCTAGGTGCAGAATCTTCATTTGGCATTTGACGAATCTTTTTTTCTAGTTGGTCAATTCGTGCTTGCAAATACTTAGCAAAACTGTCAATTGTCATGTCATCCTGTCGGTAGTTTTTCATTAAATGTGGTTGGTTTGCAATTGAATTTAAGATTGCCAGTGCAGTTGAATAGATTGCTTTCTTGTTGGCTTTTGACGATGCATTGTAAGTTGCATCACCGTTAATTCCTTCTTCTTCTAAATAAACAAATAATTCTTCATATGGTAATTCCATACCACCGATTTCCATTTGTAATCTTTCGATATTATCCATATCTATATTCTCCTTTGTAATTGATTTGTTATATATTAAGCATTCATGAGAGTTGCAAACTAATCTGTTAATGTACTCTTGAATGTAAGTTGGTGTATCCAATGGTTCATTGTTATACAGCCAGATTCCTTCATATATAAATACGAATATATGCGTTTTAGCGTTGTGATGTTCAGCAATGTAGAATCCATTCAGTTTGATTCCATTAACTTCATACTCCATGCTCCCATCATCTTCAAAATGAACAAGAGTTGCATCATATGGAGTAAAGGACAATTCTTGATACAACATGTTTGCAACATATGGATAGATTGCTTCATATTGTTCCGTTGTCATTAGTGGAAGTTGTTTGATTGGATTTAATGTTGGGTACATTGATTTGATTTTGTGTTCGAGATATAATAGAGATTGATTAGGTAAATTTAGGATAGAATCAAACATCATAGATTCTCCTTTCTAAAAATTTTTAGGGTGTGTGTTGAGAGGTTGGCTAGACGGACATTTTGCGAACATGGGGTAAAGCGTTCGTTCGGATTTACCATCTCTCAATGAAGACAATTCTCCCAAAAGAGTAATTACCGAACAAATAAGTACCCCCATAACGCTCATTATATGCTAGTTAACATAATGAAAGTTATCGGCAGTCATACCACACGAACGTTCATTGATGATTCATCCATAATGTTCGTTTTTTATTTTGCATTCATTTACTTCCAAACTTACTCATTCACTCCCCAGAAACCGAAAAAAAGGAACAAAGAGAACGAACGTTCTTTGAATGTCCCTCTCAATTTTGTTCGTTTGTTTTCTGGCTCGGCATGCCCTCGTACACATGTATTACTTAACAGTGTGTCGCATGAAAGTAATACCTTTACATCAATAAACACTGATATATCAATATTATTACCAACTCCCCACACACAATCACAATACTCACATATGTCTCTCTTATCCCTCGACTATATCCTCTTTCTTAGTTGCAACGTCTGCTTTTACATCCATAGTCTTTGCTTGCTCATACTCATTGACTTGCTTCTGCTCACTAACTCGTTGCTCACGTTCAAGTATACGCTTCAACTCTAGGTGTTCATTGCTAACGTATGGATTGATTGTAACCAATGACTCGATACTGATTGCACCAACATCAAACATCTTAACTAAGTTATCAATGACCTCTGTCTCATTGACTGGTCTTGCATAATGGAATACCATATCTAACGAGTCAATAGCATCTTCACTGTATGCCTTACCTTGCTTACCTAACAGACCCACTACCTTGCTGTTGCGTTGCTCTAGTCCCTCTCTTAGGTAACGCTCATTGAGTCCACCCTTCATGTCAGCAAGTTGATACAGCATTCTCATACTCATCTCTGATAAGTTACTTACATCAGAAGCATTCAATGCTACAGCAGGAACACTTGCAATGTTAATCAGTTGTTGCATAAGTGTATTGAAGATTACCTCAAATGCCTTATGATTGACACCATTACTTACCATCTTAAAATCAGCACCATCATCTAAAGTAATTCCACCACCAACGATATGAGGATTCAGCCCCTCTCCTTTTAGTTGTTGCCCAATAACTACTGGGATTGGATTATGATGTTTATAGAATGAATCACTAAACTTAGATAGTAAATCCTCCATAGCATCAATGATGTTAATAAAGTCATCTAAATCGCTCTTTCCAAATGTCGTGCTCAATTCATTATCTGTTTTATAGTGAATTGGTAGACCGCTAACATTCTTATAAGAACCCACAACACGTAAATCCATTCCTCCAATTGTTGAATACTTCACTACTTCCTCTAGTGTATAGACAACATAGAAGTCACTCTCTAATGATGTATAATACTCAACAAATGCAATCATGTCGTTCTCATCATTATAGATAGGATATCCGCATTCTGTCGGAACGACCTTACTGCTCACATTTCCATCATCTTTGATATACACATACTCATATGCGTTACCATACTTAACTAACTTATTTAGCAGGTCGAAGTCAATCTTGTCATAATTACCTTTCTTATACACCCTCTGCATATCTCCGACAATTTTTTCCTCACCAGTAAAAGTTACTGGTTTTTTTAATAGGTAAGTAGTTTCTAGGTTTACGATTAATTTTGCATATTGTAATAAAACTTGTCGTTGTTGATATGGTTTATTATTATAACTTTCTACAACCCTATTTGAGATAGCATGTTTACCATCCAAATATTTTTTCTTCTCAATTGTATCTAAAATTCTTTTCTGGTTTTCAAAATGAGACACCTCATCTACAAACCAGAATTGGTTACCGTTATGTACGGTTTTAATATAATCTTTTAAATCCATTTCTTTCTTCCTTTCCAAAATAAAAAGCACTTAAAAAAGTGCTTTTAAAACTTCAAACCTAAACCTTCTTTAAAATAATTCCAGTCAATCTGATTAAAATTATATAAAGTTCCTTGTAGACCAACAGTTTTAACACCAGATGCTGGTCTTTCAAAATGCGTTCTAGAATTTCTCTCTTCACTTAATGCCGTTTCCATATAATAGTGTTTTAACACTTCTAAAATTTCCTTGGTTACCTCTAACTCATTCTCTAGATTTAATTTACCTATAAAATTATCAATATGTCCTTTTAACCTTCTAAAACTTTCTTGGGGCACTTCATACCCAAAGCCATTTTCTAATCTTACTGGATTAGAATTATATTGAGTTAAAAAAGTTTCTCTACATAAAAAATAAATTCCATCTAATGTTTCCTCTTTTTCTAAGTAGTTCCGAAGTACAGGAATTTTATTTAATAACTCCTTATCGTTCTTAAGTTTTTCATTAAATTTTTTATGTTCCATACTTATCATCCTCCTAGTATATATTCACTTTATGATAATACAAATTCTTCCTTAAACATACCATTTATTTTGTTTAATACCTTGAATTGCTAATGCCATAGCAATTACACAATCATCATGTTTGTCATTACCTTTTTTTATTTCCTGTTTTCCCATCTGTTTCAATGAAAATCTGCATTTGCTCTAGTGTTTCTTGACAGTTTATAAAAATCACTTCTAATTCAAATTGTTCTTTTAAATCAGTAATCATAATGTTCTTTGTTACTTGTGTAGTTTGATATCCTAGTTGTAATTGTTTTTTACCTGATTGCTGATTAAAAACTTTATGCTTGTACAAATTCATATACTCATATTCTTTTCTTAAACGTTCTAAGATTGGCGTACCAAAAGAGTTTCTTTCTACTGTTAAAAAAGCATAATTATAAAACTTCCCAATGATATCAAGCAACTTAGCAAATTCATAAACAGGAATTTTATTGTCGTAAAAACTTAACACCTGTTCACCATCTGCATTTAAAATTGAAATAGTAGAATAGTCGCCACCACTACCACTTGCAGTATCTACGCCACCATAATAACGGACACCCTCAACAGGTAATTCATAAATCATTAACGATTTTCCAATGTATTTTGCAATACTATCTGGAATATTCATTTTTATATCACGATATTGTAATGGTTTTTCAATATATTTTAAGCGTTCAACAATCTTTTGTTGGTCGAAAACGTTTAATCCACTACTGATAAATGATTCCATTGGGGTTGCAGGAAATTCTTGATAAAATTGTTGCAAACTCATATCAAGTAGTTTCCATCTTCGCCACATTAATTGTTTAAGAGTTGCCCCTTGCTCATATAAAAATAATTCTTCTTGCTCTAAATCATCTTTAGTAAGACGTTTTCCTTTATTATTTGCTTTGTACCATATTTCTGCTTCATCATAATCATCCTTGAATTGTTTTGCATATGAAGAAGAATAGAAAGGAAAAAAGAATGCTTTATACTTAGAGTTTTCCTTATATGCGTTCATGAAGAGTTTTTGATAGGAGTTGAAACCGTTTGAAGTAGTTTCAATTACTAATTTTGATGTTTTACTCTTTGCCAATGCTTGTTCTGCTGACAATAAAATTGAATCTTGATTCTCGTAGAATGCAAACTCTGATAATAAAATGTATTCATATGTAGTTCCACGACCCACATCTTTACCTCCTGCGGTTGCAAGTGTAATAGATGAGCCATTATCAAATTTCAATTGGTTACGGTTGTTTTGTGTATCTTTTGGAAACTTAAATTTATCATGTGGAAGGTCATCGTACATCATTTTTAATTTATCGAATAATGATGTTGATGATTCTTGTTTATAGGAAACTATCATATAATTGGTTCTTGGTCTGTTCATTGTCATCCATAAACACAAAGCCAATGACATTGTACTAAAACCAATTTGCCTTGCCTTTGCAATTACATTAAAACGTCCCATTTCATTAATGAATTTCTTTTGTTGGTCATTGACCACAAATGGTATGTAATCACCTGTGTTTGTGGTGATTTTAACAAAATTTTTAAGCCACAAAACAGGGTCATTGTTAATCAATTCTAATTTTTCTTTTGTTGTTAATTTCTTGCTCATCTTACACCATCAACCCATCATCATCTTCTCCATCTTCATTAGAGATGGTTTCGAATCCTTTCACGATAGAATTGATTTCCTTGTACAGTTTAAGGAATGTGCCAATGGCTTTATCGTCACCCTCAACCGCCTTCTCTCTTACTGCATCGTACATCAATCTAATATCATCAATCATTAACGATTGTAAATATAGTGCCACCAAATTTGCATACTCTGGTGTCTTTTCCCAATTTGTAAAACCATTCATAGTTTTTCTGCCAACTGAAATAAGAAATTCTTCCTCATTTTTGGGCTGAATAGTTTGATTGAATCTTGTATCTGGGAATTTATAATTAAAATACATCCGATTCTCTTTTGTAACTTTTTTTAATGCTTCTTTCAATGTCATTTCATTTAACCTCTTCCTTACATATCATCGAAGAAATTTTCTTCTTTGATATTTTTTGGCTTATATGATGATGTCCATTCTTCATGTCCCTCAACATCTTTCATGTGTATTTCCATCATTCTATCTATAATTTCTTTATTTCTTAGACCTTCTTGGTATTCTGTTTCAAGTTTCTCTCTAACCCATGACTGACCTGCCTCATCAAGAATTTTTAATTTCTTAGCACCTGCTTTTTTAACATGGTCGCATGTAGTTTCTTTCCATGCTTTGTAACCTTTAAATTCAAAACGCTTTGTCTTGTCAAAAATTTGTCCAAACACATCATCATCATGTTTAACCAATAAATCATTTACCTTTTCTCTCTCTTTTTCTAAAAAAGTTAAATTTTTATTTTCTACTTCAATTTCTTTTAAATCTGTTTTAACAGACGTGATTTTTACATATTGGTTTGTTTCTTGTTTCCATTGTCCAGTTTCATCTTGATATCTTTTACCAGAAACCTTTGTTAAAAATGCACAATCGTTAATAATTTCTCTTGTTCTTGTATTACCTAATTCCAATACTTCACACCATTCTTTATCGCAAATAGCATATTCGAATTGTGCGTTATTTCTCCAATTATGGTAAGCCATAACTGTTAGGTTATAATCATTTCCTCCTGCTAAATTGTATTCACTTGATTTAATTGGCGTAAAACCTTTGAATTTGAATGGATTCTGTTTCCAATCAACTTTCACCTCTGCTGTCGCTTTCTTCATTTCATCATTTATTTCAATTGCTAGTGCATTCTTTTTTACATCACCGTTGAAAGATAAAGTTATATAACCTTTATCTCTTAAACCTTCCAATGCTTTTCCTGCTCTTGCATTGTCTCGACTTGCTTTTGAAGTTCCCCATTTCAAATCCTCTACAATGATTGTCACATGTGTTCTGATATTCATTGTGCCAACATTCTTCATAAATTGAAGATAAGCAAACACCTTTAACTCATCGTTGTTTAATTTGTATTCTGTACCAAATCCAAACGCCACGTTTGGAATTTGGATATAATTATCTGTTGTCATTTTCATTTAAATTTCCCCTTAATTTAAAATAATTGATATAATATTACCCTTTTATGTATTTGTTTTCTTCTCCATTGATACGATATTCTACTAACGCTTTTACCAATTCTTCTGTTCTTTCAAACAACCAAAAACGCTTATTTGTCTTATCATGAATTGCTGTACAAATAAATCTTAATTCCTTCTCATATCTTAAAAAGTCGTGTAGATTCGTGCTGTAACAGAAAAAATATTTATTCATGTCCATATATCTTCCTCTCTTGGATTTAACCGTTGATTACATCAACGTCATATTTAACTTCTTCTTACTCGTAAGAGCATACGAAACTGGATTGTAATGAGAATTAACAAGTTGGTTATCATATGTACATCCATTTTTTAAATCGTATATATTACGAGTAAATTCTTTTCTAATTTCGAATTGTTTATTTGGAAGGATAATATCCAATTCTAACAATTTACTAATACCCTCTAAATCCATTTTCGTTTCCAAGAAACCGCTGTCATTTAAGAGTTATTTTTTTAGAAGAATTATATCTTCTTTGTACTTCTTCAAAGTCCATTAATGTATGTCTTTCTTGAAGACGAATTATTTCTTCCATACCCATTTTTTCTAGCCAATTGCATTGTGTTTCTCTAAATCTACCTTTGTAATCGTAGTATCCTAAGTAACTAGAATCAATTGCCATGAGCATTAGTTTTCCATCTTCTGTTGAAGGCAATGGAATATCATATAATGCGTATAGTAGCAATGCTGTACTCATTGCATATTTGTCTGTGTAGTTATCTCTTGAAACTCTTTCAATTATGTTTGGATTTGCACTCATTATGTTTGGTTTACTTTTGTTGGAGAGCATTGTTACGTGATTGTCGTATGTCATGCCATTTACAAGGGCAATATCAACACCGACTGCTTTGCGTTTGTCTTTTTTATTTGTGGAGTAAAGATTGTTGAAATCGTAGAAATGTTCCACTTCCCAATCTTTAACTTGTTTGAGGATTGTTGCACCAACTAAACTATCAATATCATCACTCATACATACTGTAAAATCTGCTTCCTCAAATACCCATTGAGGAAATTTGTTTTTAAATTCTTGCTTCATAAATTAGCGAAAGTGTAACTTTCACTCTTAAAACTTTTGCACTAATTTATGTTTTCAACGTTTGATAAAATCATAGTTTTATCTTTTTTATTTAATTATTAAATTTTACAAATGTTATTTATTATTCCTTTATTCCCTTTTACTCACGTGCTGATTGAGTAAAAGAGTTAAGTTTCTACTACTTCCACATATTTCACTCCTTTAATTTATCTTTTTTAATTTATTTGGATGATTCCTCATCCTGTATATAGTACAACATTTTTTGTTACACATTTCAAATTTATGCATTACATAAAACTAAATTGTCAAGTGTTTTTTAAAAGTTATCTATAAATTCTTTGTACTTATCAATTTTAACTCTATCCATTTCACAATTACCTGTCTCATATTGACTGATTAATGATTGTGAACATCCAATATGTTCGGCTAATTGTCGCAAACGAATTTTCTTTTTTCTGCGCTTTAACACATATTCATCCTTAATGTTCACTTTGATTACCTCCTATTTAAAATTTTAAACGATTATCAAAATAATATAGGAGAGGGTTAACCCCTCTACCTATTCATTGTTTGTTACATTATTACGCTTGTTTAAGGTTATAAACTGCGACTGCTTTTTTACTTCCAACCTCAAGTGAGCATTCTGCCACTACCTGACCTTTAACATTGTCACCAGTTTTACCTAGTTGTTCAAATTGTGGTTGACGTAAGAAAGCAACTTTAAGAGCATTTACATCAAATGCAACAATTTTATCTGCTGGCATATAACGGTCTAGGATAAAATTAACTTTTCCGTAAGAAGTTTCTACAGAATTTACAACAATACCGAAGTCAGTAGTCACATGTTGGTAAGAATAACGGTCTTTGTATAGTTCGTCAATTTGGTCTTTTAAGTCAGCACCAACTAATGCATAAAATTCACCATTTTCATTTCCTGCTGTCCATAATTTCTTAACAAGTTCCTTAATTTCTTTCTCAGTTAATACATCTTTAGTAGCACCGTTTACAACGTTATCTGCGTCAACAAATTTTAAAATACCATCCATTTGACGTTTACCGCTAGCACCATCGTTCTTAACACCATTAATTAGTTTTTTCTCCATACCAATAGCAAGTTCAATTAAGCGGTCATTGATTTCTTGTGCGAATAAGTCCCCAACTGCACCTGTTGCCTGTGCTGTACCAGATACAGAAGTTGCTTTGTAGAAGATTTCCATAACGTTATTTAGTTCTGCACGTCCAGATTGTACGAATTGCGTTGCGTCAATGCCTTCATCAACTGAAATGTCAGCAGTACCATCAAGAGTTTTTTCTTCTCCATGTGTGAAATTTACCTTTCGAGTCAACATATAACCCTTTGCTTAAAAGTAAAGCCATGAAAGGAGTAGCGATAGGTGATACTAAAGCGATTTCATCGGTAAGATGAATATTTTCCTGTGTAGTTAATTTTTTAGAATCTAACATTCTTTTTTCCTCTTTCTTATATTAAAAATTTAATTTTTGACTAATCATAGATTTAGTGTCTTTGTTTTTCTTAGCAATGCTATAACCATCCACCTGTTTATGATTTGTCGGTTTATATCCATTCGCCAACTCTAGTTGACCAATGATTTCCTTTAATTTTGTAATTTGATTATTTAGTGCTTCTGTATCATCTACAGAAACGTTAATGAAGTCAGCAAAAACTTCAACGCCTTCTTCTTTTAAGATTTGCGTAACTTCTCTTCGCCAAATAGATTCCAACTTTTGTTGAATTTTAATTTCATCATCCGTTAATTCTTTTGGCTTGTATTGTGATAACTCATCAATCTGGTTATATAGTAAATCTACTTCTTCTTGTGAATAATTTTTTTTCTTCAACTATTTCTTCATTTTGTTGAGTGTCTTTAATTTCAATTTCCTCAACATCTTGTACCTGTTCTTGATTATTGATTTCGTCCATTTTTATTTAACACTTCCTTTTAATTCAATAAAAATAGGAAACAGTACAGTCGTACCGTTTCCACCAGTTGGCTATCACTAAGATAAAATCCTAGCAGGTTACAACGGTTAGCAGTCCGTTGTAACTAATTTTAAGGTAATCTCTTTAAGGGGAATTGATTATGCAAAGGGGTTGCATAATTAAAATTTTCAATTTGAAAGCAAAAAATATTATTAAATTAGCGCCTTCATACATAAAATAAATATATGGAAAAGTGTAACTTTTTAATTTGTTATATGAAATCATTAAAGTTATTAGGTGAATTTTTTAGTGTTTGAGGTGAATTTTTATTAGAAGAGATAAAAAACCACTCATACAGTTAAAATGAGTGGTTTAGAATCTATTTGAAATTACTTCTTTCCAGTTATCAAAGATTTTCTTTTCACAACGTTTAAGAGTTTGTTTGAAGTTTGTCTCAGTTATTTTTTGATTTGTCATGACTTCCATTTGCTTTGCTAAATGACGTTTCTTCAAAACAGGTGTACCGTCTTCTTTCCATCTGAAAGCACCTGTGTTATTTTCTTTTAAATCTCTTTCAATGATATTGTAAACGTCTTGCACAAATTTAGTTTGGTTTGGAGTAAGCCATAAACTAAATGCTTCTAATCCTCCAATGTGCTTCAATGTCTTACCAAACATCATCATCCAAATATCTGTTTCTTCTGCATTTGTTTCTGCTTTTACATATGTAGATTTATTTCCTTTACGGATACGCTTAACATTATCTCTCTTCATTTGTAATTCAATGAATTTCGTTAACATTGCTTTGTTTATATATTTAACCATTTCTTTTGTTTCTCTCTCACAATCCACTTTCTTAATTGCGTAAAGAAATGCTTCTTCAAACAATGGTAATAAATTATCTTTAGTTTGTTTAAAATCTATTTTAAACTCATCGCTACTTTGCCCCAATCCTTCAAATTTCTTTAAAAGGTTAAAGAAATCATATTGTGTAGCACCTAAATACTCTCTTACTTCGCTTTCATTAACGTAAATTGAAGAAAAATCATAATTACGCAATGCTCTCCAATCTAACTTAATCCAATCCACCTCATATAAGTAATCTAGAAATTCATGTAACCCTTTAAAATCATCTACTTGATTACTTCTTTCAGTTAAATTCCTAGCATTTCTTCTGGCAAAACAACTTTTCATCATAAATGCTCTAATACGATATGCCACATATTTTAAACCATCTTTTACTTCTGGTGCATTATCATTGTATTTTAATGTTGTTAAATCTTCATCCACATAATCCAATAATACTTGTAAAATTTCTCTATCTTGTCCAGTTTCTTGATACTTTTTAATTAATTCTTTCATACTTCATTCCCCTTATATCTATACATAGGTTCTCCCAAACCCTTAACTAAAGTATAACATTTTTTGTTACACTTGTCAAAAAATACGTTATATAATTCTTGACTTTTTGTTCTTTTTGTGTTTTTAACTTTTAAGCACCTACACATTTTTCTATTGACTTTCGGTGTCCGCCCTTCAACATTGGTTGAGCGGAAAGGACAACGGCTAGGGCAGAGAATGACTACCTTATATCGCAAAAACGAAAAAGTTAAAGCGATATAAAGCAGACGTTCATTGTCACTCCAACATTGTATATCGGGTTAAGGTTTCCGTATAGTAACACCTTGTTTGAACGTTAGGTTTCCACCTACAACGAACTTTTAACATGTTATGCTTGTCCAACATGCTGAAAGATTTAGGGAAGGAATTGTACTACTGACATATCCTTAATTATTCGTAACCTAATATTATCTTTCTTATTCGTTGCTACCTGTACCTTAGTACACCAAGCAACCTTTACCAAACCGTTTATGGACGTTCTCTCCTAGACTATACTCAGCGCAAACAAGGAAACGCATTTGTGAGTATACGCTTAATTTTATGACATTGGCTTAGCAAACCTGTTCAAGTGTTTAGCGTGGTGTTAGGTCATTCCCACGTTTGAAAATTACCATACACTTCATAAAAAAGACAATACTTAATAACCCTTGCATCATCAATTTTTTTTCGATAAAATGAAGGTGTAGGATTTTTCCTATTCAGTTTTTTAGCGAAAACTAACGTAAGAAGTAGGGTGTTGGTAGCACTCTACTTCTTTTTTCTTTGACAATTAAATAACTATTGAAGCAATGACGCTTTCTGTTTCAATATCAGTGATAAGAACGATATTATGATGACCTACCAATATTCATTAATGGACTTGAAGGCATTGCCTTCTTAATAAGTTCAAAATCCTCTAATGACTGTAAATAACGCTGTGTGGTCGATACATCAGAATGACCTAGTAATTTTGATAATGTGAAGATGTCAATTCCGTTTAAAATACACTGAACAGCGAAGAAATGTCGAAACGTATGCGGACTACATCTTACCTCTTCAACTTCTACTCTTTTTCCTGCTTCTTTAATTACATTGTAAATTCCCATATGCGACAATGGGTCGGCTGTATAAGACAAAAAATAATTGTCCGTCTTAACAATCTTATCTTTGAGATACTGTTTTCTTAATCTCTCATATCGAATTAGAATCTTTTTTAACGGTGGAGAGATGAACATAATACGCTCCTTATTCCCCTTACCATTAACTAAAATCGTTGTTTCTTTTACGTTTTGAGTCAATAACCCTCTAATCTCCATCGCTCGCAACCCACAATCACTTAACATGGCTACGATTGCCTTATTTCTTGCTTCAATGTAGTTTTTATAACTAAATGCGTCTATCATTGCAGATACCTCTTGAATGGTAAATCCCTTTAGTAATTTTTTAGGAACTTTCGGCAATTCCACCTTTTTTGCAATATTTTCTTTAAGGTATTCCTCTTTCTGACACCAACTAAAGAAAGCACGAACCAATTTAAACATAGATACTATTGATTGTGGTTGTAAGCCCTCTTCATGCTTTGTTCTAACGTATTGCTTTAAATGCAGTGGATTGATATCTTCTAACTCACTTATCCCCTTCTCATTCATTAGAAACCTTTTTAATTGCTTCATTTCTTGGCGTTTATTCTTCATTGTTTTTGATGTGAATCCTTTCGCTAGACAGTGATACAAATACTCTTCAATTACATCTTCTAATTCCAC